TTAGTCCTTGCCCAGGTGCCCCAACTTTCGGTATAAATAGCTCAACGATGGCAGTTTGTGCACGTGACGATGCGGGCATCGGTTGCGCCGGACTGTCGACCCCCGTTCATTGATGCATGGCGTTGTTCCACCGCTTCGACAAGGCGGCGGGCGATGGCGGCTGACGTTGGAGGTGCTTTTGGCTGAGCCCCGGGACGATGAACCGCTGGCCGTCATGATCCGCGCCATGCGGCTGTTTTGGGACGCCGGACGTTTCAAGGAGGCGGCAGACATCGCGAAAGCGGCAGCACCATACGTGCACCCCCGGGTTACGGGCCCCGCGGGCGCCAGGGACCTGGCGACGTTAAGGGATGACGAACTTGACGCAATCGATGCCGCGGACGGCCGGCGAGCGGACACTCAGGCATCGGATTAGGGAACAACTCGGGGATTGGGCAGGGCTGGCGCTGTCGGACAGCGGGCAGACCGTGGCGCCGCACCATGCGGCGATGATTGCGGCGCTGGAAGATGTGGCCTCCGGTGCCACGGAACGGCTCATGCTGTTGATGCCGCCTGGCTACGCCAAGAGTTTTTACGCAACAAGATTGTTTCCCGCCTGGTGGCTGGCGCGGCATCCGCGGTCCGCGGTGATTACGGCATGCAATACCGCCAGGCTGGCCGAGTATTTCGGCCGCGATGTGCGAAGGCTACTGACGGCGCATGGTGCGCGCTTGAATGTCTGCCTCGGGCGAGATGCGCGGGCGGCGGGCCAGTTCCAGACCGATAATGGCGGCGAATATTTCGCTATCGGCGTTGGCGGCACGGTGACTGGCCGGCGCGCGGACCTGGCGGTGATCGACGATCCGGTGCGCGGGCATGAGGACGCAGATAGCCGCGCGGCCCGGGACCGTTTGTGGGATTGGTATCGGTCGGAATTACTGACGCGGCTCAAACCGCACGGACGGGTGGTGCTGGTGATGACACGTTGGCATTGCGATGATCTGGCCGGACGCTTGCTGGTGCAGGAAGGTTGGCGATGCCTACGGCTGCCGGCGTTAGCGGAGGCCGACGACGTGTTGGGCCGCACGATAGGTGATGCGCTGTGGCCCGACTGGGAAAGCCGCGCGGCTTTGTTGGCGAAGCAGGCGAGCATGGGCGATGCAACCTTCGCCGCTCTGTATCAGCAGGCGCCTTTGCCAGAGGGGGGAAACCTCTTCGACATGGAAAAGATCCGGCTGGTCGATAGCGCGCCGGCTGGCGTTGCGGTGCGGGCGTGGGATTTGGCCAGCGGCCAAATGGTGGCGCGCGATCCTGATTGGACCGTGGGGTTGAAACTGACGCGCGACCGGGATGGCGTGTTCTGTGTTGATGACGTGCGCCGGATACGTGTTGCGCCGAATGAGCTTGCCGCCGCGATTGCGGAAACCGCGCGGCAGGACGGGCATGCGGTGACCATTGGATTGCCGTGCGACCCGGGACAGGCCGGCAATTTTCAAGTCACCATGCTGACGCGGGCGTTGGCGGGGTATGCGGTGCGAAGTTCCGCCGAGGTTGGATCCAAGGCGAGGCGGGCGCAATTTGTGGCGGCCCAAATGGCCGTGGGCAACGTGGTGGTGCGGCGGGCGGCCTGGACGGCCGGGTTCCTGGATGAATTGGCTCTGTTCCCGACAGGGCCGAAGGACGATCAGGTTGATGCGCTTTCGCGTGCGTTCAAGCTTCTGACCGAGGCCGGCACGCCGGCCCGGTTTGCATCGGTGCCGCATCTGGCACGGTAGGAGAGACGGTGTTCAGAACGATATGCGATCTGATCCCGGATGACCGGGATCTGCCGGCCCGCGCGAGGGACATCGATATTCTGCAGCGCATCCTTGATAATCGGTTTTATGATGTGCTGCCCTATGAGTTCCATGAGGAGCGCTCGGGCGGTGGCGAGTATATACCGTTACGGATGCGCAGGCCTTCGGTGCGGTATGCGCTGGCACGGGTGGTGGTTGAGGACAGTGTGGCGCTGCTATTCAGCGAGGGGCATTTTCCAGCGCTGGAATCAGCGGACCGTGGGGTGCGGGAGGTGGTGGGGGCGTTGGCCCGCAGCACACGGCTTAACTCCGTGATGATCGAGGCGGCGTTGCGGGGCAGCGTAGGCTCGGTGGCGATTTTACTGCGCGTGCTGCGGCGGCGGCCATTTCTGCAGGTGATGACGACGGCCTATTTGACGCCGCATTGGGATCCTGGTGCGCCAGATACGCTGCTTTCCGTCACCGAGCACTACAAGGTAGGCGGGAGCGTGCTGCTGGGGCTCGGCTATGAAGGCGTTGATCCGGAGGCGATTTATTGGTTCACGCGTTGCTGGGATACCGAGTGGGAGCGGTGGTTTGTGCCGTGCCTGGTCGGTGATGATACGCCAATGCGGACGGACGAGGCGCGATCCGTGCGGCACGGGCTTGGGCTGGTCCCAATCGTGTGGATACGAAATCTTCCTGGCGGGGACCACGTGGATGGCGCGTGTAGCTTCCGCGCGGCGATCGATACGTCGATAGAAATCGACTACCAGCTGAGCCAGGCCGGGCGGGGGCTCAAATACAGCAGTGACCCTACCTTGCTGATACGTGAGCCAGCGGGAATTGATGGGCCGTTGGTGCGCGGCGCGGCCGATGCGCTGGTGGTGAGTGAAAAAGGCGACGCGAAACTGCTGGAAATTGGCGGTACCGCGAGCCAGGCGGTGATCGATTATGTGCGGTTCCTGCGCGAGCTGGCGCTGGAAAATGTGCATGGCAATCGAAGCGATGCGAGCCGGCTGAGCGCGCCGGCGAGCGGGCGGGCCCTGGAGCTGATGAACCAAGGGCTTCTCTGGCTGGCAGATAATCTGCGCGTCAGTTACGGCGAAGGCGGCATGCTGGCGGTGGCGCAAATGATGCTGCATGTGCATCGGGTGATGCCACTTTGCGTTGCGGGCATCGAACTGCCTGCGGTTGGCGGCGCCGCGACTTTAAACTTGCGATGGCCGGATTGGTATCCACCGGATTCGGTGGATCGGCAGCGCGACGCCCAAACGGTGACGGGCCTGGTAGCGGCGGGGCAGGTCTCTCGTGAGACTGGCCTGCAAATTTTGGCGCCGACCTATGACATCGCGGACGTACAGGCGGAATTAGCACGAATTAGGACGGAGGCAGCTGAATGAACGGCGACGAACCGGCTGATGGCGGAGAGAGCGAGCTTACATTGCTGCGGGTAAAGAACGAGCAGCTCGAGGCACGCCTTCGGGAGGCTCAGGAGAGCTCCAATAAACGCCTGGTGGCACTGGAGCTGAAGAGCGAGGCCATCAAGAGCGGCATGGTGGACTTGGACGGTCTTAAAATGCTGTCCGCGGATGACGTTTCCGTCGATGAGCATGGGCAGGTGCGGGGCGCTTCGGTTGCGATGGCACGCATGCGGCGGGACAAGCCGTGGCTGTTCGCAACGGCAAGTTCCAGCAGCATGGCCGGCGTGCCGGCGCAGGTAGCGAGCCGTGCGAAACTGGCCACGGAGATGACTTTGGACGAATGGCGGACGGCGCGCGCGGAGTTATTGCGGCGGCGCTGATCATAGCATGGGTCACGGTGGTTTGCCGAGACTGAACGACATATGGGGCCGTGTGCCCGTTCCACTTATGGGGGCTTAAATGGGTATTCAGAATTTTCCGGCGGCTTTGCAACCGATTATTCAGCAGGGCTTCCTTGAAAGGGAATTTCAGCAGGCGCTACGATCGAGACTTGGGTATCGGGCCTGTGCAGATCGGGAAGAATTCTCCGTTGGCATTGGCGAGACGCTGACGAAGACACGGGCAGGGTTGCGGCCGGCGGTAACGACGCCGCTGGCGCCCAATACCAACACGAATTTGGATAACGGTTTAACCGCGGGGACATGGGGCGTTGAGCAATATACCCTGACGCTCAACAATTATGCATCCACCATGGACCTGAACATGGTGACCAGCCGCGTTGGGATTGCCAGCTTGTTCCTGCAAAATGCCTACACTAACGGCGAGCAGGCCGCGCGCAGTCTGGATGATTTGGCACGCAATGCGCTTTTCGCAGCGTATTTCGCCGGCAGCACCCGGGTCTTGGCCAGCTTGACGAGCGCCGGGCCGGTGATTGCCGTGGATGACCTGCGCGGCTTCCAGACCGCTTTTGTTAATGGTATTCAGCAGGCTGTGTCTTCGGCAAATCCACTGGGCGTGACGGTTGGCGCCGATAGCTATATGCTGATTGGTGCTGTGGCCGATGCGACGAACGTGTCGTTGGCGCCGGGCGGCATTTCCGGACAACTGACCTTCGCGACCAGTGTCAGTATATCTGACGGAGCGGCGGGTAATTCTGTGCTTGCCGCGACCGGATCGCTCATTCTGCGACCGAATGGGCGGAGCAATACGAGCCAATTGGCGGCTGGCGATACGTTGGCTATGACGAACGTGTTGGACGCAGTGGCTAATTTGCGATTGAACGCGGTGCCGGACATTGACGGCGCCTATAATTGTTATTTGGACCCAATCAGCGCGCGGCAACTATTTGCTGATCAGGATTTTCAACGCCTGTTCATTGGTGCGACCTCGGCGACCGAGGTTTTCAAACCCGGTCAGGGCGTGGTTAACGACTTCCTCGGCCTGCGCTTTGTGCTGACGAATGAGGCCTTCGTGCAGCCTTATCCGGGCGTTCCCGGTGCGGCGGTGCGGCGGCCGATCGTGGTGGGGCAGGGGGCGCTGATCGAGGGTGATTTTGCTGGCATGGCGGCTGACGACGTGGCGCCGAGCGACGCCATTGTTTCTCTTATTGACGGCGTTTGCATGGTGACGCGCGAACCGTTGGATCGGTTGCAGCAGATTATTGCTCAGTCCTGGTATTGGATCGGCGGCTTTTGCGCGCCATCGGACACGACGACCACGAGCCTGACCGTGGCGACGGCGACCAATGCGAATTTCAAGCGGGCGGTTATGATTGAACATTTGGGATAGCGGGCGGTTCGGCTGGGTGCCTCGACTGTGGCGCTATTAGGTCGTTTAGCTTTGTCGGGGCCGTGCCAGGTTTTCAATCGTACATTTTCAATTGGCTGAGCGCTCGTGGGGGCGTGATGCGCTCCCACGCGTGAAGCCTGAATGTCGGGCATAACATGTTTACGGATCAGCAGAAGACGGATATCCGCCGCTTTTGTGGGTATCCGGCCTATGGCGCCAGCGCGGCCGGCAATATCGGGTGGCGTTTTTTCTCCGCATATGGCGCACTCGAATATCGCATGAATAATCTCTCGACAGCAGAAATGGCGGTTGTGGTGACATACCTGGCGACACTCGGTCAGTTGGAGCAAGTTGTGCCAACAGCCAGCGATAATCTGGATAGTGACGCAGCCGCAACCTGGTCCCACAACCGTAACGAAGTGACCGACCGGTTGCGATTGCTGGATGGTTGGAGGCGTCGACTCTGCGCGTTTCTGGGCGTGCCGCCGGGCGAAGGACTCGGCGGCGCAGGCCTGAGCCTTGTGATATGACGGATGGTCTGGCGCTGGCCGACAAAATCAGCCGAGGTATGGGTGCGGCGGCGCGCCGGATCGGCTCCCCGTACATTGTGTACCGGCCGGTGGCGCCGGCGAACCCGATCAATAGCCGGAACCGCACTATTAAGTTGTTTGCGGCGTTCAACGCTGGCGATGGGCGGTTTGGGCGTGGTGAACCTTACGGCGACGCGGTTTGGTGGGGCGTGTTCGATGCTTCCTATACAAAACCGGGCGATTATCTTGTTGGAGCCGCCGGAACCTTCTTCGTCGCGAGCCAGGCGCCATTGTTACCCGTGCAATGTGTGAAAACCAATCGGACGCTGACCATTGTGCGACCGGCTCAAGTGCAAACCGGTGGCTATAGCGGCTTGGTTAAGGAGGCCGCGGTTGTTGTAGACGCAGGCTGGCCGGCGAGCATATTGGCGCTGAATGCCCGCATATCCGGTAACCTGCCGGAAACGCGGTACGGAAACTGGACAATACTGTTGCCGCAGTTACCGGCCGCACCTTTCGCCGGCGACGTATTGGCCGATGATGTTAATCGCAATTTCGTGGTCGCTTCGGCAGAGCAGAGCGATTTGGGTTGGCGGCTGACGGCGCGCGAAGTCGCCGGGTGATTGCGGTGGGCAGCATGGTTCGCGGCCGCCGAAGAGTTCATGTGCTGTGGAGGATCGAATGCGCGCCCAGGACTTGCATGTGATTACCGCGCGGTTCAATCCGTTGCGGTGGGATACGCCCGATCGGCACTACCAGGATTGGGTCGGGCATATACTGGACTCAGGGGCACAATTGACTGTCGTTGAGGTGCAATATGGGGAACGCGCATTTTGCTGCGACGTGCCGCATGTAAGGCACGTTGGGCTGCGGGCGGATAGCTGGGTGTGGACGAAAGAGTGCGCGATTAACGAAGGTGTCAAACGGCTACCGGACGCGGCCTATATCGCGTGGGGCGACGCGGATGTGTGGCACCGCAAGCCTGGCTGGGCACGCGAGGTTGTGGAGCATTTGCAGCATTATCGGGTTGTGCAGACGTGGAGCCGGGCTCTGGATCTGGGGCCGCATGACGAACTGATTGGCGTGCATACTTCGTTTTGTGCGCAGTATCAGGCTGGGGCACCCCTTGTGGCCGAGGGCGAGAAGTTCTGGGCATTTGATGGTGGATATGCGGAGTATCCGCATAGCGGATATTTCTGGGCCTGTAAGCGCGCGTTTCTGGACCATGCTGGCGGGCTTTTTGAATTGGCGGGTATGGGGAGTGCCGATCACCACATGGCGCTTGCGCTGGTCGGCAAAGTCGACCGGAGCGTGCCAGCGGGTTCGAACCCTTCCTATTTGGCGCACCTGGCGCGGTGGCAAGAACGCGCGCGGCGTTACGTTGACGGACGCATTGCGGCGGTGCCGGGCATTATCGAACATCGCTTTCATGGCAGCAAGCGCAAACGCGGCTATTTGGATCGATGGGATATGTTTGTGCGGCATGGCTTCGATCCGGACTCAGACCTGAAACGTAATAGCTGGGGCATGCTCGAGTGGGCTGGTGGTAAGCCTGAACTCGAGCGGGAATGGGATTTGTATTTGCGGTCTCGCTGCGAGGACGACAATTTCGTGTAGGACGACGCTTTATGGCCGACGAATCGGATGTTGAAAACGCGTTAGTGGGACAGATTGTCGCGTTATTGTATCCTAACGGCGCCGGTTCCGCCTCTTCCGTTGCAGCGCCCGTGAAGGTTTTCCGCGGTCACCCATCGAACAGCCTGCTGCTCGATGATCGGGCTAATGGCGTATTGGACGTGAGCGTGTTTCCGGTAGCGGGGACGACCCGGAACACGACACGCTGGGGCGTGCAGATCTATGAAACACTTGTGTCTCCGTCGATTACGGTTACGACGAGCGGGCATTCGGCGACGTTCTCTGGCGCCGCAAACGGCGGTGAGTTGGCGGGAATTTTGGCCGATCAGATCGCGTATATCTATACGACGCAGCCTGGCGATACCGCCGCCCTGGTAGCAGCGACGCTGGCGCAAGCGATCCGGATCAACGCAGCGTGCGTGGTTTCGGGAGCAACCGTGACACTGCCTGGATCAAAGGCGATCATCGGGCGGATTGCGGCGCCGGCAGCTGCCCTTGAGGAGTGGGGACGGCAGGAGCAGGACTTCAGGGTTTCCGTTTGGGCGCCAAATCCAACGTTGCGAGATTTGACCGCCGGAAGCATTTGCGCCTCATTGGCGACCGTTTCGTTTCTAACGCTAGCGGATGGAACGGGCGGGCGCATGCGGTATCAGTCGACGGCAAGCATCGATGAGGACCAAGGCTCTTCGATCTACCGGCGAGACATGACGTATACTGTTGAATACGCAACGACAAGTTCAGTACAGAATCCGACGGTCCTTTTTGGTGACCTGGATCTTAACGGCACACCTATACTCGTTTGACCTAAATACGCATCCGATACCTACGGGTTGGGGCGATACTGGTAGCTTTGCGCGCACACCTTGTGAGTGTCGCGCGGCTACTCATGAAACGCGATGCGGATGGCGGGTAGCATACCGCCTATACCGTATTGACAGGAGATATGACATGCCGGTATTCCAACAAGGCAGCCTTAATACCACCGGGTTAGTGGTGCCAGATTTGTACGTGCAAATCGTGCCACCGCAAAATCTTGTTTTGAATGGTGTTCCGACGAACCTCATCGGCATTGTTGGCTCTGCCACATGGGGGCCGGTCAATCAGCCCGTGGTGGTTGGGACGATGGCGGATTACGCAACCGCGTTTGGCCCCGTGATCATCCGTAAGTATGACATGGGCACTAATGTAGCGACCGCCGTGCAGCAGGGGGCAGCGGGTTTCCGCTGCGTGAGGGTTACCGATGGCACGGATGCGGCCGCACGGCTCATGCTGGGTGTTGCTGAAAGCGTGTTCGCGGCGCAATTGACCGCACGCTATACGGGATCACTGGGCAATAGCGTTGCGGCATCCCTGATGATGGGTAGTTTGGCAAGCACATGGCGGCTTACCCTGACGACGCCTGGTTCCCTAACCGAGGTTTATGACAATATACCGGCGCCGGCGCCGGCACAATTCTGGCAGAATCTGGTCGCCGCGGTAAATACAGGTACCGGACCGTTGCGTGGCCCGTCACAATTGGCGGTGGCTGCGCTGGGCAGCGGGACCGGGATTGCGCCAGCCGCATTTACCGGGCAAGCCCTGCAGGGCGGAACGGATGGCGCCAGCGGGATCAACGCAGCGACACTGGTGGGGCAAGATGTGTTGCCGCGGACGGGCATGTACGCCCTGCGTGGGCAGGGCTGCAGCCTTGGCATGTTAGCTGACGCGGATGATCCGACGCAGTGGGTCACGCAATCGGCGTTTGGGCTCTCCGAAGGCGTGTATATGATCCTGGTTGGTCCCGCTGGCGACACGATTACCGACGCCGTGACGACGATTCAGGAAGCTGGCTTGAACGCGTACTCCGCGAAGCTGATGTTCGGTGATTGGATTTACTGGTCGGACCAGACCAACAATGTCATTAGACTGGTTTCGCCGCAGGGTTTCGTAGCCGGGCGCCTCGGTAATCTTTCGCCCGAGCAGTCAAGCTTGAACAAGCCGCTTTACAGCGTTGTTGGATCGCAGAAGACCGGAATCCCAGGTAGCGGGCAGGCGGCCACCTATAGCGAGTCGGAGTTGCAGGCCTTATTTCTGAGTGGCATTGACCTGATTTCAAATCCACAGCCAGGTGGCGCGTATTGGGGTGTGCGGTGTGGCCATAACACCTCGAGCAACCCGGCGACCTATGGCGACAACTATACGCGTATGACCAATTTTATAGCGGCGACGTTGGCCGCCGGCATGGGCCTGTTTGTTGGCAAGGTTATAAATTCTCAGTTGTTCCAGCAAATCCGTTCGACCCAGCTCAGCTTTTTGCAGGCGCTCTTGAGCCAGGGAATTCTTGGCAGCAGCAATGGGCAACTGCCATTTTCGGTGATTTGCGACACCAGTAATAACCCGATCAGCCGAACAAGCCTGGGCTATGTCCAAAGTGATGCTCAAGTGCAGTTCCAGGGCATAAATGAGAAGTTCATTGTAAACGTTGAGGGCGGGCAGACGGTAATTGTTCAGAGCCAGATTTTGCCAGGTAGCGCCCCGTAGCTCTTACGCACCGGGCGCGCTTCACCCGGTCAGCAATGCTTTGCATGCCGGAATGGGCGGAAAGGAATAAATCATGCCAATCAATTCGTTCTCAATTGGGCGGGACTGTCAGTTTGTGGTTATGGGACCATTCGGGCGGGTGGATCTTACATACGTAACGGGTTTCGAAAGCAGGCAGTTGACCCAATCCATAAGGTTGGATCGGCTGGATGGTGTGCCAATGGGGGCGGAGTTGCCGAAGGGGTGGGAAGGCAGCTTTGAGGTTGAGCGCGGCACGAGCGCGGTGGACGATTTTATAGCTGCAGCAGAGCAGGCCTTTTTCAACCAGGGGAACCTGCCCGCGGGTACCGTGTACCAGTATGTGGCAGAGGTGGATGGGTCGGTTTCAACGTATCAATACAGCGGCGTTGTGTTCAAGCTGGCGAACGCAGGTAGCTGGCGGGGTGACGCCGCGGTAAAGCAGAAACTGGAATTTTTCGCCACTCAACGGGTGCGCGTATGATGGCGACCCCAAGTCAACGGATTTTAGCGGCGGCGAATGAGGTTCTGACAGCGAGGGATTCGACGGGGCGCGTGCTGACGCTGCGGCGGCTTGGGGCCTTGGACAGGCTACGCTTGTTCAAGGCCGTGGGGGCCGCTCTCGCGGAGAATCCTCCCTATCTGGGCATGGTGATGCTTGCCGCCTCGGTCACGGCAATCGACTCGGTTCCGGTTCCATTGCCAGTGACCGAGGGGCAATTGGAGAGTTTGGTTCAACTTCTCGGCGATGACGGAATGCTTGCGGTGGCGGACGCGCTGGATGCAGCTGAGCAGCCGCCTGTGGAGCTCACCACAGCGGGAAACTGAGCCGGCACCCCGATCTGGTCGATAGTCTTTATTTGATCCGGAACGGGGTGCCGTTTGACGTTGCATTTTCCTTGGCGCCGTTGGAGCGCCTGGCGTGGGTGGTGGTCATGGGCCGGTTCGATGGGCTGGACTATGATTGGCAGGAGCGGCAATGGACGATCGCTTGACTCTGGCAGGCATCTTCGGCGATGGGCGGCGGCAGATAATTCCTTTGATGGAAAAAGCTGTTGTAGGAACGGCGGACACAGAAATCGGCCGGGTGCTGGGCCAGGTTCTACACGAAAGGTTGGCCGGCTTCCGCGCGCATTTGACGAGACTGCGGCGTATCGGCGCGGCTGCGCGTGATGCGTTTGCGCCACGGCCACGCCGGCAAGCCACTGCGCATGCCTTGCTTACTCATGACATCGGGCATCCTGAGCAGGGCTTTTCCAGTCTCACATTTGCGGGTGCGCGGTTGCTTGGAAACAGCACCGCCGTAGCCCGGAAGTTTGGCGATGGCGCAGTGAGTGGGAAGATCGCGACGCCAAAACCGACCAAAGCTGCTGACGCTGGCCGTGTTGCACTGACAAACAGCATCGAGCGGGCGTATAGCAGCGCACGCATTCGACATGCCGAGATCAGCGAAGATAACGAAGAAAGAACCGGCAAAGGCCGCCAGATGTCGGGAATGGCGTCTGGCCCGACCCGGGTTCCAACCGGTGGAGGGGTGAGCGCCGGGCGGCTGAAAGTTGAAATGATAAGCGCGAACCAGGCGACTTCGGGCCTGGCGGTTAGCGGCGGGATAGCGGCACGCGGACCTGGCTCGCTAACGCCGGTTGCGCCAGGCGTATCGTCCCCTGTGCTGGAACACAGCAAAGCCACGAGGGTTGAGCATACGGCGCGCGATCGAGCACGTAAAGCATGGCAATCAGCGCAGGCGTTGACGTTGCGGGCTAATACTCAGCTTCAACGTGCCGCCCCAAGTGCTGGACGCATCCGGTTGGTTGACACATCCCAGGATCTGCCGCGGTCCGCAGCGGCCCCCGAAGCCGTTGACCTGCGGCCCGCACCCAATGCTGCAGGGACGCGGGGTGCTGGAACCGCAACGACAACTGGCTCGCACGCAAGCGCGCCGGAGCGAGGCGGGGCTGCTGCAGGGCTAGATGCGGCTCATCGGAGCGATGCGCGAATCGAAACAAACGTGCCTCGGCAGGGCGACGTGTTTCTGGACGGTGCATTGATGGGACGATGGATGGCGCGCACTCTTGCACGGGAAGCCGGACGCGCCCCTTCCGGGGGTGCCGCCTTTGATCCGCGCCGGTCGCCATTGCCCACGGGCCGGATGATTGGAGGCTGAAATGGCCGTTCTACTCGGGGGCGTGTTGCTGGAAGGCTTTGCGGCAGTAGCAGGCATTGGTTTTGGCGGCGGGCAGATGCTGGCGGTTCATAAATTACCTGGCGGCAGCCGTATCATTGACGCAATGGGCGCGGATGACGCCGATATCACTTGGCATGGGTATTTAGCCGGCGCGGATGCCGCGGATACTGCGCAATTGCTCGATTCAATGCGATCAGCGGGGGCGGCATTGCCGCTTTCGTGGGATGAGGTTTCATATAGCGTTGTGATCTCCCACCTGGAGCTTTCCTATCGGAACAGCATGTGGATTTGCTACAGAATTCGCTGCGCCGTGATTACAGTGGCGCAAGCCGTTGGTGTGGCCGCGGTGCCTGTTTTGCCGCTCATTGTGTCGGACCTTACGCAGGCGAGTGCGTGGTGCAACGTAGCACCCGCGCTCGCAGCGGTGCAGGCACCGGCCGCGCTGGCACGAGGCACGCCTGGCAATGCGAGCGCCTCTGCATCAGTGGCAATGGCGCAGACGCTGATTACGAATGGCATTACCGCAGCCGAGGCGATGCTTTTGGCGAGCGCCGTTCCGAATCCAGTTCAGGCAGCGGGATCCTTGGCCGGCCTTGTCGTTACAGTCGCCGCTGCTGGAAACCTGGCAGGACTTGCTGCGGCGCAAGGGTATATCGGCCGGGCAGCGGCCAATCTTGGCAATGCGGGGCCATAATGCAGACCATTACGATAACCGGCGGGACGCTTTTTGGACTTGCGTGCGCATATCTTGATGACGCAACCCAGTGGAACCGCATCGCGTCCTTGAATGGGATCGACGACCCATGGCTTTTCGGATTGACGACATTAGTGATACCTGACGAAAATGCTCTTGCTGGAGGCGGCGTTGGGCCCCAATGAAGTAAGACATCCTCGGCTGACGGTTCTGGCCAATGGTGCGCCTTTAACGGGTGCGCTTGCGGCGGATGTGCAGAGCAACTCACACCTTGGTGCCAATCGATTTTCGATACATATCACCTACGATAGGTCCGCTCCGCCATTCTGGACCGTGCTACCGCTGCGTGTGGATATTCAGGTGGCGGTTGGCGGGTCACAAGCCAGCCTGGTGACCGGTTATGCAGATAGTTTGGACGTGGATCCGGTGCGTGGAGTAGCGGTGTTGAACGGGCGAGATCTGACATCGCTCTTCATTGCCGCACAAACGGCTGAAACTTTTCTGAACCAAACTGCGGCGGGGATTGCTGGCACGTTAGCGGCGAGGCGCGGGCTGACCCCAAACATTACAGCGTCGACTGGACTGGTCGGTAGGCAGTATCAGATCGATCGAACCCGTAGTCTACTGGCGCAGCATTCGCGGGCGACCAGCGAGTGGGACATTTTGACCTGGCTTGCCGATCAAGAAGGTTGTGATGTCTGGGTTGATGGAACGACGTTAAACTTTCAGCCTTTTGCGGCACCAACCACAATCGGCACGATAACGCCGACGACGTGCAACTCACTGCACATTCATCAAGCCCTCGACCTGGCGGGGGGTATGCAAGTGGTTGTCAAGAGTTGGGGCAGCCAGGGTCAACAGGCTATTTCTGAGACAGCAGCGAGCGCTCCGGGGACAAGTGGCGGTGTGACGCTGACCGCGGTGCGCCCAAATCTTTCTAGCGCGGACGCGCTTGGGCTGGCGCGCACCGCGCTGACGCAACTTTCGGCGCATGCCATTGAGGTCAGCTTCGATATGCCTGGAGACCTCACGACACTGCCACGTACGGGGATTAGCTTGTCTGAAACCGGAGCAAACTTCGATGGTATATATGAGGTGGTTGAGGTTGAGAAGCGGATCTCGTTTGAGCGAGGATTTACGCAAAGTGTAACGGCGCGGGGGTTGCCTTGGACACCTTCCTGAATTTGATGAAATCTCATGCGTCTCAATTGGATCAGGGGTGGGCACAGCCGCGATTGGCGACAGTCGCGTCTGTTGACTCGGCAACCTACACGGCGCGGGTAACGGTGCAACCGGAGGGGCTGTTGTCCGGCTGGTTGCCAATGGCCAGTACTTGGGTTGGAAATGGGTGGGGACTTGCCTGCCCGCCGAAGCCCGGCGATCAGGTGATTGTACTTTGGCAGGAGGGTGATGCCGAGCAGGGTTTGATTATTGGCCGGATTTGGTGCCAGGCAGTGCCGCCGCCCGCCGCACCCGCGGGTGAATTTTGGTTAGTGCATGCGAGTGGATCGTACCTGAAACTCCACAACGACGGCTCTATTGAGAGTAGTGCTGGCACTTGGACGCATCACGGCGATCTCGCCGTGACCGGAAATATATCCGATGGGCATGGGACTCTGGCCAAGTTGCGCACTGATTATAATGGGCACACGCATCCGCCATCCAACGACGCTGCCAGCCCAACAGATTAGAGCCCCGCCTGGCTGTCGATTGATGGTGTAGGAAAATGCGTTGTGCTTTCTGGCGCTGATAGAAGCGGTGTGGCGGTGGATTGACGGTCTCCATTTCATTGCCCCAAGGGGTAGAGTCGACACGGTTTCTGCAAGCGCTTTGCTTGGGCTTACTGTCATCGAGGATCAACTCATGCAGGACTTGGCTCTACCCTGGGGTGGCGATTTAACCATCGGCGCGACGGGTGATCTGTTGCCGGTGGAAGCGGGTGCTCTGAGCCAGCAGCGCGTTTTGCGCAGACTGCTAACGAACCAAAACGACTATGTGTGGCAGCCAGGTTATGGCGCCGGCCTTGGCCAGTTCGTCGGCCAGACCAATGCGGAGCAACCGGCCGCCGGCGTGGTGCATGCGCAGATCCGTTTGGAAGCATCGGTGGCATCGCAGCCAATGCCGGATGTGCAGGCGCAGTCCCGGCCGGACAATACACTTGTGATGACGGTTGAATACGCGTTGGCGGCTAGCGGTGCGACGCAATCGCTCTCATTTTCGATGAGTGCCTGATATGCAACTTCCAACACAAACATTTTCGACGATGGTCGAACAGATGGCGGCAAGCGTGCAGGGTGCGGCAGCACAATTGCTCGATTTCTCCGTCGGCAGCGTGCTGCGTGCGATGATGGAAGCGTGCGCGGCGGTAGCGCTTTGGTTGCAATGGCTCATTTTGTTGGTGCTTTCTGCAACACGTGCCGCCACTAGCCAGGGACCGGATCTCGATACATGGATGGCGGATTTTGGATTAACGCGGCTGCCGTCGAGTTTGGCCTCGGGGACGGTGGTTTTTGCTCGGTACACAGCTGGCACCAACGCTACCGTTCCGGTTGGCGCGACCTGCTTGACCTCTGATGGTTCGCAGCAGTTTGTGGTTGTGGCGCAAGTAGCGAACCCTACGTGGAATGGTTTGAACGGCTATACTTTGGCAGCCCCGCTGACCAGCATATCCGTGCCAGTTGCCGCCAGCGTCGCAGGGACGGCGGGCAACGTCTCGGCGGGGTCGATCGGGCTTATCGCATCGCCGATCGTGGGCGTGGACACGGTTTCGAACCCGACAGGGTTGAGCGGCGGATGCGATCCCGAGAGCGATCCGGCTCTTCGCGCACGATTTCAGCTCTATATCAATAGCCGATCTCTGGCGACGGCGAGCGCAGTTGCCTATGCCATTACGAGCGTAAAGCAAGGGCTTCGCTATAGTGTGATCGAGAACCAGAACCCCGCTGGGCAGGCGCAACCGGGGAATTTCTGTGTTATTGTGGATGATGGCTCTGGCTTTCCCAGTGCAGCGTTGTTGGCACAAGTGCAAGCGTCTGTGGATGCGGTACGGCCGATTGGCGCCACCTACAGTGTTGCTGGACCTTGTATTGTTGCTGTAACAGTAGCGGCTACGCTCGAGACATCCAATCCGCTCACCCATGCCGCGGTGGCTGCGGCAGCGCAGGCGGCGATCCTGACCTGGATAGCGGGCCTGCCGATTGGCGGCACGCTGGCGCTTTCGAAAATTGATGCATTAGCGCACGCGACCGATCCTGGCGTTCTGAGCGTTATGTTTACGGCGATAAATGGGGCGGCGGGTGATGTCACCGCCCCACCAAACGGCATCTTGCTGCCGCAGAGTGTGACGGTCAGCTGATCATGATCGGCAACGTTCAGGATATGGCGCGGCGCATTATGGCTGTGCTGCCGCAAAACTGGTTTGCCGATGATGCGCCAGTTGTTGGCGCTGTTTCTCAGGGCTTCGGTAGCGCGATGGCAGCGGTCTACGGCCTGATCCAGTTTGTAATAGGACAATCACGCATTTTAACGGCGTCCGGCATTTTTCTGGATGCGATTAGCGCTGATTTCTTCGGCAGTGATGTGACACGGCGTCCAGGTGAGGCGGATGTGCCGTTTCAAAAACGGATCTGTCAAAATTTGTTGCGACCGATGGCGACCCGCTCCGCGCTGGTCACGGCGCTGGCGGAACTGACGGGCGCCGACCCGATCATATTCGAACCGGCGCGGACGAGTGATACGGGGGGCTACCGGGTAGGCGGTGTAGCATACGGCGTTTCAGGCGGCTGGGGCAACCTGGCGTTGCCGTATCAACTATTTATAACCATCGCTCGGCCGGTTGGTGGCGGCATTGCGCAGTTGGCGGGTTATGGGACCGGGGGCATTCCGGTTTATGGCAGCGTGAGCTGGGAGACCGCCAATATCTCGGATGCCGAATTATTTGCGGCTGTGCCGCCGCTGTTGCCGGCGGGAACGATTGCCTGGTGCCGGCTCAGCGGCTGACCTGCGCCCGTGGCAATACCCCGGGGGATTATACGCAATCAATCCATGTAAGAGGGATTCCTGCCTTGGATCGAGAAATTGTCTATCCTGGTGCTATACCGCTCGACACCGATATACTTTCGATCGAGCGAAACGTCATGATCGCCATCGGATATTTGGCCCAGGCTACGCTGGGTGCGAACTTGGTTGCGGACGGGTTGGCGTGCACACCGACGGTGCCTGCGTCGATGGCGATCTCGATCGGTCCGGGGTGCCTTTGTCAGCTGGGGGTGGTGGATTCTGAACCATTTGGATCTCTGCCGGCGGAGCCCGTGGTGCCGCTGGTGCAAATGGGCATTAACGCATTGGCGACGCCGTTTACGCTGACGGCACCCGCGGGAGCCGGCCAGGCAGTGAATTATCTGATCCAGGCGAGTTTCCTGCAGTCAGATGCGACACCTGTCGTATTGCCGTACTACAACGCTGCAAATCCCGGACTGCCGTATAGCGGACCTGGCAACTCGGGCGCACCGCAAAATACACAGCGATTGCAGAGCGTGCAGTTGGAGATGAAGGCGGGGGCACCCGCAGCGGCCGGTAGTCAGACGACGCCGAATGTGGATGCCGGTTGGGCCGGGCTGTACGTGGTGACCGTTCCGGCTGGTGCGGCGGCGATTTCGGCCAACAACATCAGCGTCATGCCGGGAGCGCCTTTCATAGCCTGGAAATTGCCGAAACTTTCTCCAGGGACCAGCCGAATGGCGGAATTCACGCCGGCGAGCCAGGGTGTTTGGAACGTGCCGCAAGCCGTAACAAACGTCAAAGTGCGGGTCTGGGGGGCGGCGGCGCCGGCGGTGGGGGTTTTGGCACCGCCGGCGGCGGTGGTGCTGGCGGTGGCTACGCTGAAGGTTACTGCACGGTCTCGCCCGGCGAGGCCATTACGATATCGGTCGGTAATGGCGGAGTGGGTGCTGGCACAAACGGCGCGGGTTCCAGCTTTGGGACAGCGCTTGCGGCTGGCGGCGGCGAAGCTGGCAGCAATGGTGGGTCTGATGCTGGTGGGGCAGGCGGTGGTGTTGGAGGGGCCGGGAGCGGCGGGGGTCTTTCTGTCACGGGTCAGGCTGGGGCGGGCGCTTTTGCAGCGGGCCCGGTTTGGGTGAGTGGTCGTGGCGGTGGCGCATATGCCGGCGCCGGCGCGGAAGCCGCTGTTGGAACGGGCGCAAGTAATACCAATGGTGCCTCAGCTAACTTGCCGGGCGCGGGTGGCGCCGGTGGCGTGGGTGGCGGCCTGGGTGGCCAGGGTGGAACGGGGCTCGTTTTGCTCGAATGGTGAGCCAGCCGAGATGACCGTCTAGGGGCGAGGTTACCGATATGCCAACACCAGCCACATATTCGTGGATTCCGTCGACGGCGCGCGTGGTTTTTGTGGATGGTTTTGGCACCATTCCGCGTGGAACACTTCAGTTGCCACCATTGCCGCTCACCTGGCCGGCGAAGGATCCAACCGATACGCTGGATTATGTATTCGATATTTCGGAAGCCATAGCGGGAAACGAAGGCGATTCAATCGCAACGCTCGACGTTGCCATCATTCCAAGCAATCCGGGCGATTTGACACTCGTTTCATCCACGGCAGATGGCGATCAGGCGATTCTTTGGCTGGGCGGCGGCATGGCAGGTACCGTGTATGCCGTCACCGTCACCGCGGGCACGAATAGCGGGCGGGTGATCGGCCGGACGGTGACGTTGCCGGTAATTACGCTGGCGACGCAGCCGCCGCCATCCAATGCGATAACCGATCAATCGGGCATGCCGATCACTGATCAAAACGGGTTACCGATTACCACGTCGTGAGTTTCGGCGCCATGGTTTGTGCGTGCGATACTTTTTGATAAGATAGAATAAGGATCGTCATCATGCCAACCATTCCGCAATTGCCGCCGGCCACATCCACTGGCGCGCAGGATGAACTGCCGATTAGCCAGACCGGGATTACCCGGTCGGTCAGTGTTTCGGAGCTACTCGCGGGTACGCAGCCGGCCATTGAACTTCCTAGTGCGACCCTACTTGGGCGCGTCTCCCTCGGCCCGGGCGGGCCGGAGCCAGTGCAGATTGGAGTTGGGCTGGGACTGGCCGGCGGCGCGGTTGCGGCCAATGGTGGCGACCACGCTGGGTTTACAGAATTGGCGGCGCTCAATGTATTCGACCAGGCGATTCTCAATTCGTCGGGTTCGCCGACGCGTCTGCCCCTCAGCATGCTGCGAGGATTGTTTTCGGCAGGACCGAATATCGCCATCGATGGCAGTGGCGATATTTCCGCGACTACAGACCCGAACGTGGCATCTAATATAACGGCTTTGCAGGAAGGCCTGGCCACAACCGAGTCCAATCTCGCGAGCCTGACGGCGAAAGTGCCGGCGGGTGGTTACGTGGCGCTCAATAGCGAGGGCCAGATTACGGCACCCACTGCAGGTGCCGTGACCTTGGGAACCGTGATGGTGGCGCCGGGTGCGCCAAGCCGCACGGTCGGCGCACGGGCGCTGGATGTGGTAAACGTGATGGATTTCGGTGCGCTGACGAATGGCAGCGATTGTACGGCGGCATTCAATGCTGCGTTTGCGGCACTCCCATCGACCGGTGGTGAGATATTCGTTCCTGCGGGCGACTACAATTTTCTCAGTTCGGTGGTCTGGACCGGGCGGGCGGTCGTGTTGCGTGGCGTCGGCAAGGGGCAGACGCGGCTGCATTTTCAGCATACCGGCATCGGCTTTGATTTTGTGCAGACGAATCCATTCGATCGCGTCATCGTTCGTGATTTTTCGGCCTTCGCGGAAAGTACGACGGGCCAGACCGCGGCGGTAGCGCGCATTACATTCCCGCAGCAGGTCTCTTTTGGCTATGTGTCCGGTTTCATCACGGATATCGAGTGCTTTGGCTATCCTAGCCCGAACAACGGTACGGCACCGTTTCCGCAGACGTTCTTGCGTGGATTTGTGTTGAATTTCTGCTGGAGCGTGCAGATCAACAACGTGTCCTGGTTCGGTCCGCCGTCCATCGCTGGTGCTACCAATTCGGCGGTCATTGAACTCAATGGCACGATCGACACGCGTGTTACCAGCGTGGCGGCATATTATGGCCATACGGTTGTGTTGCAAACCGGGTATTGTGAGGGCATTTACTTCACGAACCCGTTGGTTGTCGGCACGGATTACCTGTTTACCCAGACCGACATCACGACATGGACTGGATATGCCCCGACCAAATTGATGCTGTTGGGGCTGTGGGCCGCGAATGGCGAGGTTAATACCAATCTTGGTATCATTCTCGCCGCCGCCGTAGGTGGAGGCTATTTTGTCGGGCTGGACTTTACCCGCGATGGCGGCCCATCAACACCGCAGAGTTTCTTCAACCTGACCGATGTATCGAACTTCTACGTACAGGGATGCAATTTCGTCGGTGGCCCAGGCGGGTCGGACATTGCCTTCAATTTCAAAAGCACGTTCGACTCTTCCGGCTGCATCATTGGTGGCAGCGAGTTTCAGGACATGGCGACCGTGATCCTGATCAACAATTCCAACGGCACGGTCGGGCTGACCACCTTTGGCCTCAACATCAACAACGTTCCCATTGCGACGGCGTTTCAGGATAATTCAGCGGCTTTCGTCGGTAACTATATCTCGTTTCAATCACCGGGCACCACCACCACGCCGGCGGGCATCGCCACAACGAAGGACCACGTTTTTGCAGCGGTGGACGGCTCCGTGCTTCTTCGGCTGAACAATATCAGCAGCGCGGCAAATAATGTGCGGCTGATCGCTGCCACGACGAGCAATCCTCCGACATTGGCGTTTGATGGTACGGATACGGTTATCAACGGGGTGATCCAGACAAAGGGTGGCAATCTGTTCATTAACGCGGCTGGCGGCACGTCGGAGAGCGGAAACCTTCTTAGCCTGATGAATATTCCCGGGGCGGTAAACTGGCCGATCGTTCAAAATGCGACGAGCGGTAATTTGAGCCAAATCACGACGAATGGCGGCGGCTTGGGGCTGCAGCCGGTCGGTGCGTTGTGGTTATCGCCGGGAACAGGCTTGTTTGCAAATGGGCTACCAACCACAAAGCCCACGACGGGATCCAAACAAATTTGGAACAACGGCGGCGTGCTCTCGATCGCGTGACGCTTGGGAGGGGTGGCATGAGCGCGGCTGATATCAATACGCTCTATCAGCAAATGGGCGAAATGCTGACGAGCCTGCGGGCTCTGGGCGCCATGATCGAGATGCGGGACGAGCAATCCTCCAAACTGCAGGACCTGGTACGGGCGGATCTTTCGACCTTGCGCCAGGATCAGCGTGATCTGGAGGAAAAGCTGGATTGCGTCACCTGTGTGATGCAACACGACATGCTCGGTCTGCGCACGGATGTTGCTGATGGTGCACGGTCGATCAATGATCTGGTGAGGGCAGTGCAGGAGTTACGGTCCCCGGTGGCCGAAATCGTCGCCCTGCGATCGCGGGCGGCGGGCGTAATCCTCGGGATTGGCGTTTTTGGCAGCGCCGTCTTGTGGCTCGCGGAGCCGCTCTATCGGTGGATCGTTGAGCACAATTACCTCAAACCCTAAGCCGAATGGCGCCAATTAACGGTCAACAGCCGAGGAGAATGAAATGGGAGTTCGAGCATTATGTGCCGCCGGGGTCTTTGGCGGTCTGATGATCGGTGCGGCGCCGGCTTCGGGCGGAAACTCGTTCGTGCTAGGTGACGGCACGAACCGGGCACCCGCTATGGTGCTGCATTGCGTGGGTGCGAACGGCATGGCTGCCCCCTGCGGTGTGCCGTCCATGCCGCTCAGCGTGCTGCCGCCTGCCGGTAGCGCCACGGCGACTAATCAAAACGCCGAAATCGCGGCGCAGCAATCCCTGGTGCAGGTGCTGGGAACGCAGGCGGATCCGGTTTATGGCAGCGGGGCAGGTTCTGTTATTTCGTTGCTCAAGGGCATTCTGCAAAGCTGGTCGGGGAGCATCGGCACGGCTGGCGGAACGCTCACCTCCCGGTCCATGAATGTCGCAGCGCAGCAAAGCGTGCAATTGTTTCCAGCGAATCCGTCGCGCCGCTATCTGGCGTTCCAGGCGCCCGCTGGCAGCTTTATCTGGGTCAATCTGGTGGGCGGCGCCGCCGCCCCGAACGGGCTCGACTGCGCGTATTTTACCGCGGGGAGCCTTTACGAAAGCGGGCCGTTCGTCAATCGGGGGGCGATCTTTATCTATTCCCCCGTAGCCACGCCTATTTCCGCCTGGGAGAATTAGCTCATGGCGAATCAGGCGGTGATTACGCGCGCGGCTCTCGCGGCGTTGATGATAGGTTTTGCCACAGGCGCTCATGCCTCCGTCACCACGCCTCAGCGCAACCTGCGGGCGCTCGGCGGCCGCGCTGTTTGGGTGCCGCTTTGTTCGCGTCGCGGCGTTAACGGCACCGGTCCGTGGTACGATGCGGCCTCCACCACCGTCATGGACCAGCAGGCTTGCATTTCGCCATCCTGGGGAACGGTGACGGCGCTGAAGCTCGTTTTCGCGGCGTTCGACATGCCGCAGCAGGGTGAGGCGGACAGGCCCGTGACGGCCACCGGAACCGCCGCGGTTTTTGTGCCTGGCGCGAACTCCGAAACCGTCACGGGCGGTTCAGGTGTGCCCTCTGGATCGACCGTATTGAATGTGTTTCCTGGCACCGGCCTTGGCGCCAATGGCATAAGTCTGGGCCAGATCGTTGCCAGCGCCGGCGGCGGCATTGCGTCCGGCACCTACGTTACCGGCGTCAGCAACAGCTTTGTGCCTGGGGCGGGCAACGTGCCGCTGAGCACGACGATTACGATCAATGCGCCGACCACCGCGGCGACAGCTGGTGGGCAGCCGTTTACCTTCAGCGGCCTGTTTGTACCGGTAAAATTCGGTGGCCGCCGGCAATTCACGATCGAACCTGGCCACGATGTGGTCACGTCCGACCCGATAAGCGCCGAACTTGCGCCGGGCACATGGTTCATGGTGCGCAGCTCGGCCAGTTTTTCATCCACCGGGCTTCAGTTGATGGATGTGCCGGTGGGCTCTCGCACGAGTATTACCGGGTCGAGCGGAAGCTTTACCGAATTCGACAGCCGGGGAACCTCGCTGAACGACCAGACTATGGCGCCGATTGGGCTCAGCAATTCCGGCGGCGGGTATTGGGGGCCGGTGGCGCTGCTGGCGCTGGTAACGCCCACGCTGGGTCAGGTGGCACCGGGCGCGGTGCTGGTGCTGGGCGACAGTATTGCTGCGGGAACAGGAGATGTTCCGGATAGCCTGGGGCTGGAGGGGTATATTCAGCGCAGCCTCGAAAATACCGTGCCGTTCATCACCGCGGCGCGTGGATCGACCACGGCATTCGCGGCGGCCGCGCATGGCGACGGCCAGTTTGCGCTCTCGATCGACACGGGGATTACCGATGTACTGCTCGAGCTTGCAAGGAATGATATCGAGCAGTTCAGTTTGAGTGCCGCCAGTGTCGAAGCTTCCGTCTCCGCAATTGCCACGCGCTACGATAATGCCGGCAAGCGTGTCTGGTGCTTCACTGTTCCACCGACCACGTACAGCAATGATGCGTGGAGTTCGATCGCCAATCAGGGTTTTCCGAGTGCGGTGGATGCAACAGCGGCGGCAATCACCAGCGCGGGCTCAACGACACTCCGGATGGCGTCGGTATCCAACGTTGTGGTGGGGCAATTGGTGGCCTTGAATGGCGCCAGCACATCGCCCGCGCAGGCCATTGTCCCTGGCACGCATGTCGTCAGCATCAATATCGCAACGCCGTCCATCACGATTTCGGCCGCGACGGTGGCGGCCATGCCTGCGTCTACGTCTGTGTATTTCGGCACGGCTACCGCTTCGGCCGCGCCGCTGGAAGTGCAACGTGAGGCGTATAACAGCTTCCTGCGGACCAGTTGGGCCGGTGGGGCCGGGCCATGCGCCGGCGTTATCGACGTGGACAGCATCGTTGCCGATCAAGGCGGATCGGGAAAGTGGCGTACCGATCTCGGGCAAGCCTCCGCGGATGGCGTGCATCCATCGAGTGTTCTGCACCAGGCGGTCGTCAATGCGGGCATTTTGAGCGCGAGTCGGTTCGCAATCCCGTAA